ATCTTCAAAAATATGAAAGATTTAAAAATAGGTTAGCACAAGAATATAGAGATATAAATAAATTAAGTATTGAGACTTTACAAGACCAAGTCAAAGATTTTAGTTTAGAAAAAACTAAAGCAACTGCTGACGAGAAAAAAGAAGCTTCTGTAACATATGCTCACCCTGGAGCAGACATCGTTTATAGAGGTCAAGATTGGACGGTTGCTAAAATCTCAAACACAGGTCCATTAGGTAAAGAAGCAGCATGTTTCTATGGTGGATCTCATAATGAGGGAAGACGAGGGGAAACTACTTGGTGCACATCATCACCTGGATATACTTGGTTTGAAAGATATATTGCCAAAGGACCTTTATATGTTGTAATTCCAAACACACCATCAACTTTCAAAACTTACGGAAAAGAAACTGGTGAGGTTTCAGGACTTCCGGCAAATCGTTATCAATTCCACTTCCCTGATAATCAATTCATGGACGCTGATGATAGACAAATCAATTTAATTGACTTTTTAAACACAAATGAAGAAGGTTTAAAACAATTCTTTAAACCAGAATTTATGTCATCATTAACAGGTGAAAAGGGGACAAAAGTACAAGTTGAATATCCTAATGACTCAGCATCTAAGTTCATCGCTCTTTATGGGTTTGATGAATTCTTTGACTCTTTACCTCAAAATATACAAAGATTTACATTTAAGAATTCAGGGAAAGATAAAATATCTTTGAATGTTCCTAACGACATTTCAAAATTTAAGGAATTAACCGCAATTAATTTTGTTGGTTGTGTTGCTTCTATCCCCGAATCAATATGTGATTTACCAAAGTTACAATATTTGTCATTGGTTGATAACCCAAATCTACAACAAATACCGGAGTGTTTAGCAAATATGCCAAACTTGATGGTTGTTAATATTCCTGGTGCCTCCGGTAAAAACATTATCCCCCAAGCTTTATATGATCGGGATAATATTGATGATGATTTCCATATCTTCGAATAAAAACAGAAAAAACATGATTAAACCCACCTTTAGTGGGTTTTTCTTTTTACGAACTATTTATTTATGGTATGAAAATAATTATTACAGAGGATCAACTTAAAACTGCAGTATTTCAAAATACTGTTGATATGGCACTTGATGATATTAAACAAAAATGTGATAAGATAAATGATGTTGGTGCTGATGCTGGAGAAATAATAAGTTTTGATGTTTGTGATCAATTGGAATCAATTAAAAGAATTGAAATTGTAACCGTATATAAAACAAACAATATAATTGAAATGGGTCTTATAGTTTATTATGATAGTATTTTTCCATCAATGGATGCTGGTGATTATCTTTATGAGTTGGAGCATCATTTAAGAGAATATTTGGGTAAAGGAAATTTTAAATTGAAACTACTTAATGTTATAAACGAAAATCCAAGAAGTGATTGGTAATGAAAATAATAATAACAGAAAATCAATACAATAATTTAACTCAGGAAAAAATAAAAAATTTCCTATTTAAATTATGGGATAGACAACAGGAAAACGGTGAAGAACCTAATTTGGGTGAAATCATTTATGATGTTTTAGACATAAACTATGGTAGTGAGATGGACCATAAATTAGTTAGGCCACTTTGGTATGAGTATAATGGTGGATCTGAAAAAGTTATAAATAAGATTAAAGACCAGATATTAGGTAAAGTGTTTAAAATTAAGGGAGAACAAAACCTAACAATGTTTGTAAGGATAGATGAAATTACGAATGATAATTATGAATATAATGAATATGTTGAGGTTAGTTTAGAGTTTAAAGGTAGTATTTTAGGTGGGAATGTTGATTTTATTGGAACGGATGACTATGGGAATGAAGGAGAAACTGAAGTTTTAGAGTTAGGTGATATTTATAACGAACTGGAGTATCAAGAACTTAGTGATTTTGAAGAATTTTTACGAGATGAAGCTCATGAATATTTTTGGTATAAGTTTGTAAAAAAATATGGAACTCCGTTTAATATTGAACTTGATAATAAGTTTTAAAATTAATATACTTTTAATATGGGACCAATTGAAAAAAAAATATTAGAATTATCAAAAACAGAAGGACTTTCTGAAGAAACAATAATGGCTTTGACTATATTAAAAAATCAAATTAAAGATGATGAGCGAAGACTTGCAAACAATGCATATGAAAAGGGTTATCACGATAAAGAAATGAGACGAAGCCCTACTTGGAATTACTTTGAAAATAACTATAGTAGTTATTTGTCAAATATTAAATTTGGCAAGATAAGTTAAATTTTGTATCTTTGTGATATGGAAGACTTAACTAAACTTGAATTACCCGAAATTAAAATTCTTTGTAAAAAATACGGAATAAGTATTGTTGGAGATCAAAAATCTTTAATCAAAAAACTCAAATATTTCTTAGATCCAATAGAAGACGTATTGAATACGCATCCTGGTAGAAAAATACAGAAAAATCAAAAAATTGTTGGAGTTAAAGTAAGTGAGAAAGAAAAAATTAATAATATATTAAAAAATAAGGGTCAGTTCCTTTATTATTCTTTGGGATATCAATATTATTTGGAACAAGATTAAACTATGAAGTATTTATATATAAAAAGTCTATGAAAAAGAGTATTAATGAAGAATTGAATAGTATTAAATTTTTGTTCAAATATAAGGCGGGTAAAGTATTATCTGAACAAGAACAATTTGAATCCGAAGATGTGGGTTTTGAAGAAATTGATTTAGATGAAGAATATGATGATGTAGATATGGACACTAGAACTCCTGAAGAAAGAGAAAGGGATGGGCTAGATATAGATATGGACACTAGAACTCCTGAAGAAAGAGAAAGGGATGGGCTAGATATAGATATGGACACAGGTGAAGATTTAGAACCTTCTTTTGATTCAGATGGTAATTTTTTAGGTATGGTAAAACCTAATCGAGATGGTATGGAATTTGATGAGGATTTAATTGAAAATAGAGAATTAGAGGTTCCCGTTAAACCTGGTACAAAAACACCAACCAAACCCGATAAGGATTCACCATACAAACCTAAACCTGGACCTAAAAAAGCTCCTAAAGCCAAAATGCCGAAGTGGTTATCATTTGCTGCTATCGGTGTTAATATTAATTAAGTTATGAGAAATATAAAAAGAAAATTATTCACAGAAGGTTTAACCAAAAAAGAATTTTTGCGTCTTGTTGAAGCTCCTATTGATTATGAAGGTTCAGAAAGAATGGAACCCGGAATTGAAAGAAAGATTACAGGTAAAGAGACTCCTTATCACGGATTTCCTGCAATTCCAAATATGGATAGAGACTTTATTGAGTTAATATCATCTAAAAGATTTAAAGACTCAGTTGATAAAGTTAGAAATGCTATGGGTGATACCAGAGTAATACAAGGACAAAATCCACTTAATGGTTTGATGAATACGGTAATGCAGTCTATGCAAAGACTCGTTATGATTCAAATGCAAAACAAAAAAGTTTTAGAAGATCTTGCGATTGATTTGGTAACAAAAGAATTGGGTATTCCAGAAGGTTCATTACAATTCAAAGTTGAGTTAATGCCACAACCAATGTCGGCAGCCAAAGGAATGAAAGAAGAACCTGAAATGCCATCTGAAGAAGAGATAGAAGAATTCATGGGAGACATGGAAGAATTTGATCTTGAGAGATCAAAAAGAAGATTCATTAATTCTCTTATTCAGGGAGCGGCCTTCAAGGGAGGACATATGTTTAACTTGGTTAGAAATGAGCTCAACGATATTAATCCACAACTCATGGACTTGTACGCAGTCACACAATCTTTGATGGAACATGCATATTGGATATACCCTGACATGGAAGGAATGGCCGGTGGTGGTGGTGGTCAAATGGGACAATCAGAAGTTGATGAAGAAACAGACCCACCAACAGTAAAAGCTAAAGCTGTTACTTTCCCCCTTTTAATTCATGAAATGGTTAAGGGTGTTTATGAAATATTTGGAACACATGGATTACCTGACGATCCAAAACAACAAGAGATGATATTGAATGCTGAAGATACGTTACCAGCAGAAATATGGGACTCAAGATTGGGACCAATATTTTGGGAGAAATTTGTGGCAACATATCCAATGGAGTTATATGATGAAGATAAAAAACACATACAACATTATTTGTTTATGAGATTCTCAGCTCTTGATGCTAGAGAGTTTATGATGGTTGCAAAACTTATCTTAAACGGAGATCCTAAAGGAAACAAATTCATTCAAAACATGGTTAACGATATTGCAAGAGATTTACAAAGACAAGAGTACAAGGATGCAATGGGGGATGAAGATGATGAAGATGATGATAATTTAAGTGGAATTGATTTTAGTGATATAGATCTTTAATTTTTTGACACACAACTATAAAAGGTATATATTTGAAATATGAAGAATATAGATTGCGAAATATATATAAGTCAGATGATAACGTTTTTTAATAACAATCCTGGCGATTTTATGGGTTTGGTTGGAGACACTCAAAAAGAAGAGTTTTACCAAAAGATTAGAGAAAGAAGTTTGAAAAACTTGGAAGATGGTGATGATTGTGTTTTAACTAAACAACAAATTATAGATATTGTTATTGAATTAAAGGTTCCTGAATTAAGTAATAGAAAAAAAATAGAAAAACACATCTTTAAAACAAAGTTTGGTGATATAAATTTAAACTAATGAAGAGACCACGAATAAAATCGTGGTTTTTTTTTTGTAAATTATTTTGTAGATTAGAAATATGTGTTATCTTTGTAAGAGTTAAACAAAAAGAAATATATGAGTTATGAAAACAATAGAGGTAACAATGCAGGAAATATGGCAAGCCACTAGACCTATCATACAAAAAAGTAAGAAGGCATATACTCGCAAACAAAAACACAAAACACAAAACTAAAAAATAAACTATGAAATACACACCTGAACTTATTAAATCTATTGCTCCGGCAATATATGCAACTGCCCCATCTATAAAGATGACAAACAAATATGAGTTTGTTCCTACCAATGAGGTAATAGACATCTTTGAACGTGAGGGGTGGGAATTGACATCGGTCAAACAAACAGGACGTGGTGTTCACAATGTACACGAGTTAAAGTTCAGAAATGGACAACTACCAAATGTTGGGGACACTGCGGCGGAGGCTATCATCCGTAACTCACACGACGGGACGGCAGCGTTCTCAATGGGGGCCGGATTATACAGATTAGCATGTAGCAACGGATTGGTAGTCCCAACATCGGTGGTGGAACGATTCTCAATCAAACACAATCACTTCTCTTATGGTGATATAAAAGGGTTAGTGGAAGAATTCTCAAAGAAACTACCAAAAATTGAAGAATCAGTTAAGAAAATGATGGAACGTGAGTTGTCAGAAAAAGAAAAACTTCGTTTGGTTAAGGCGGCGATTAATATCCGTTGGGCGGTTGGAAATGCTCCCGAATCAATTGATGTAAGCGACCTACTAACACCGTTTAGACCTGACGATGAGGGAAGTGACTTATGGAGAGTATTTAATGTAATCCAAGAGAAAATGATGAGAGGTGGTTTTTCATATAAAACACCAAAAGGTAGAATAACCAAATTACGTGGGATTAAAAGTATCCAAGCGTCAAATAGATTAAACACCAAACTTTGGGAAGCGGCTGAATTAATGTTAGTATAAAAAACACGGGGGTAAAATACCCCCTTTATGTTATGGAAAATAAATTATTTAAAATAGAAAAGAAAATATTGGATAACCTTACAGATCAGGAAGGTATCATATATTCTGAGATTAGGGTGTCAAACAATCCTCTAACGATAGATGAATTAACTAAAAGAGATAAATTCAAGCCCGTTTATTATGATAGTATAATGCATGATGATAAAATAATTCATGCTGAAGCAATTTTTTTAAATACTTCTAACTTTTATTTATATTTATCAAGAGAGGATTATAATATTAATAGTTATGAGATGAAAATATATTATAAGGCTTCAGACCTAAATGAAGTAAATTTCTTTATAATGGGATTAAAACGATTAAAACAAAAATAAAATGGAAATTAATAGTGTAGATTTACAACAAAAAATTAACAACGGTGAGAAAGTAATCGTTGAGTTCTGGGCCGAATGGTGTGGTCCGTGCAAGATGATGAAACCTATATTTGAAAAAGTTGCAAATAGTAATGAAAATGGTGACGCTCAAATGTATACAATGAATATTGATTTAAATAGAGAAGTTGGGGCGTCATTGGGAATTAGAAGTATTCCAACAATTAAAGTTTTTAATGGTGGGTCAGTTATTGACACCAAAGTTGGGATGTTAAATGAGACATCCATAAAAGATATGGTAAAAGAATTAATAAATGGATAAGATAGCAGTTATTTTTACTATGAAGGGGTGTCCACATTGCACTATTCTTAAAGAGATGTTAGAGAAGGATGAGATTGACTACATTGATAGAGACATCAATGATTATGAAGAGGAGTATGATATGTTTGTAGAAGCCACAGGAAACGATTTTGTTCCGGCATTTATGTTAATTGAAAATCCTGAGAGTGAAAAACCTAACACAGGGTTATATGCCCCTGATAGAGACTTTGAAGATGTGGAACACGGATTAAAGATAATCAAAGAATTTTTTGAGAGATAATAAAAAACCCCTCCGTTAAGAGGGGGTATTTTTTATATGATAATCACATCCTTTAAACGATCCTGAACCATGAATGGTTTATCTTTTGTTTGATCAAAAACATCATGGAAAAACTCGTAATCTGAAAACCTTTCATTAAAGGATTCCAAATCCATATCAAACACATCTAAAAGCAAACTTTCAATTTTATCACTATTGATATGTGAATTACAAGATACTTTAATTTTGCGATCCCCATCTTCATTTTCTTCATTAGTATAGTATAAATAAACTTGATCTACATTAAGTAATGAATACATATGGTTAAACATATATTGTGAGTAATAAACAATTGACCTACCGCACCCTAAACTATGTCCATATGGAAACTCTGAACTACAAGTTAGTTCAGAAATGGGTTCGTCTTCAACGGTGTATAGATCCTTATGTGTTGAAATCCATTTATTATCAAAATTCTTAATATCTTGATCGTATTTGATAATATCAATTACGTTTAAATTTTTTCTGTTAACTTCTGTTAACACATCATCGAACCAATTTGAAAAATCAGTTTTTAGTTCATTTAAATCCAACACTTCTTTACTTGTTGTCATACCATTAACAACAATAAATGTTTCACAATCTGTTACTTGGATTATTGTGTTGTCCTTCTTATCAAATTTAGAAAGGATGTAGTCGGCAAATAGATTCACAAAGTATCTTCGTGTGTTTTTTTCTAATTTTCTCATATTTTTTATTTTTATAATTAATATGAGTTTTATTTGGATTTATAAATAGTTAGATATAATCAACAAACATTTCGTTTATGTATTTTTGAGTTGTAGACCAATCTGGATAATCAGGAGTGCTAAAATCTATACAATCAAAATCATCATCGTAGATTAGTTGTTTCATCAAAGTAGTATAACTACCAAAATAATCTAAATATGAATCACTATAAGATCGACCTTTTTGTATTTCTAAAAATGCTGTAATGTTTCCAACAAAATCTCTAATTTTAATATAATTTAAGTATGTGGTTACTTTTTTACCATCCGATTTGGTAGTTTCTTTTGGTACTTCATCAATTTTTCCTTCAAAGTATTCATTTAAACCATCATATACTAATTCATATATTTCATTTTCATATGCAGAATTATAAGCGTTCCAATAAATATTTTTTAATTCTTGACCTAACTCACTTAAATCATTTTCACATAGTTCGTTTATTGCGTCGGAATCTTTAATTAATTCATTTAAGTCTTCAGCTTGAATTTTAAAATAACCTTCAGTTCCCTGTTCTTCAGATAAACTTTCAAAAAAATCAGAGCTATAATCCTCTAAAGATAATTCAACATTACCAATTTCTTTAAAAATAGCATCTTTTAAATGAATGGTATTTTTTTCATTTAAATCGTCAATAACTTCAGATGGTTTTGTATCATTATCAAAATACCAATCATTACCTAAACCATCTTCACTAAATACTCGTTTTGCAACATCTTCAGGAGAACTATCACGACGAGAGGAACCGCAGAAAAAATCAGCTAACTCATCCCTATCATTACCTAAATATAGGTAGAACCCATCAGGTCTAATTTCAACATCACTTAAAAGGTTGCTTGTAATATATTTAACGGTATTTTCATAGTTATATTCTAAACCATGTAGTAAATAATTGTTTTGAAACTCTTCAGGAACAGAATTATAGTCTAAATTAGCCATAATACCATTCTCAACCAAATAATCAAACAATTCATTACTAAAATCATCAGAAGGTATAGATCCTAAATCAAGGTCATCTAAAAGATTGTATTTTTTAATGAATTTAAAAAAATTTATTAATGTATTGAAGTATGGTTTTATTTCATTTTCATAATCACCATCATTGAATAATTCTATTAAATTTTTTACCCTCTCTAAACTCATATTTTATAAATATCTATTAAACAAAAAAAAAAGGCGTTCTAAAACAGAACACCTTAATTTCGATGATACACAAAATATTATTTTCTATAATATTTATTAATAATTTTTTTCACAGATTCTTGCACATTTGAACCATTTGGTGGTGATTGAGGTTGTGCTTGAGGTTGAGCTTGAGGTTGTGCTTGAGGTTGTTGAGCTTGTTGGTTTTGTTTGTTTTTACATCCACATCCGGCCATAACGATTATTTTTAATAAGTTTATTTTTATATATAAATATATCCATAATAAGATTACTTTAAGTTTTTTAAATGTCAATTATTAGTTATTGTTATATTTATAATATATGTCACTAAAAACATTTTTTAAAAATTACCTAATAGAACAAGATGAGAATCTTGTTAGTGTTACTCCCGAACAATATGTTGAAACATTGGGAGATGTTGGTGGCATTGCAGATAGAATTGCTAAACTAAAACAATATAGGGGTAAAGGTATTGTTATTACTGGACCACTAAGTGTTACTAACTACAAAAACATTGGGCCACTAACAGGTGTTGTTAGAGTAATGGGTAGATTAGATATTTCTCATACCAATATTTCAAATCTTAATGGAATTACAGTCGATGGTTATGTTAGTGATTATGGATCTTCTATGTGGAAGATTAAAATGCAACAAAAATTAAATGAAAAACTTTCAGACTTGGATGAAAAAAGAAGAGAAGATGAATGGAATGTTGAAAACCAAGATGATGAATCTGAAAGAACTGAAGCCGTATACAAATATTTAAATCAACATGGTGATGTGGATATGGTTGAAGACGACGAAGGAAATGAAGTTCCTGAAGATAAGTATTATATCAATCCTAATGGAAGGGCAACCTATGGTTACGGAAAACAATATGAATGGTTAGGAGGTGGTAATGGGTTTAATCCCAATGAATATGATGTTTATACTGAAGATGAGGCAGATAGTGCCGCAAGACAAGCTGTTGAAAATTTAGTTGATGATTCAGGAATGGATGCGTTTAGTTCGTGGGCATTCAATGATGCTTTAAATGATAGACAATGGTATGATTGGTTATATGATTACTACGATGATTATATTAGATCATCTCCTGAGGATTTTGATATACCTTTAGAACTATCAAATCAACAAATGACACAAGTTCAACAACTACAATCAAACATAGATTCACTTAATAAAAGATTAGAAAGTGAAGATTTACCTGATGAAAAATATGAAGAAATTGAAATAAAAATTGAAGGGTTGGAAGAAATAATTCAAGAAATCAATGATGACCCACAAGGTGAATATGATGAAAGTTCAATTGAAAATGAAATTACAGGTAGAGTTGATGAATACAAAGACGACATTTACGGGTTTATTGATCATCATGGTTATGATAAAGACTTTATCATGGATTTTATTGATTTAGATAAACTAACGGAAACGGTAGTAAGTTCTGACGGATATGGTAGTATGTTAAATTCTTACGATGGTGATTATGATACTTTTAATATAAATGGAACTGAGTATTACGTAATGAGGGTCTCTTAGGGCTTTATTTGTTTTATAATTTACATTATTTTTATTTTTAATGACACGTAGAAAAAAAATACAATTTTTAATGAACACCGATTGGATGTTTGAAAGACCAATTGACCGAGAACACAAAGAATATAGATTACTATCCTTTTTCCAAAAAATGGGAGAAAAATTGGATAACCTTGAGTTATATCCAGGGTTCATTGAATTATCATTACATTTAATGAACGTCCAATCTCTAATTAAAGACAAAAATATTGTTTATACCGATAAGAAATTTGCCGGAATAGATGATGAGTTATTGGTTAAAGATTTAAAGTTAAAACAATTACCAGATATGACGGAGGGAGAAACAAAAGAATTCATTGAAATTCTAAATTTCTCAGCACCAAGAATAATTGAATACTTTAATATTGCAAAGTCTGTTTGGACAATAGTGTTTGATTCTATTGGTATGAAAATAAAGAAGAACCAAAATAACATTCTAAACCCGAAAGGTTTCTTTTATTATATGGATGAAAAAACAAAAAAATATTATGTTTGGCAATACATTCTTAAAAAAGAAGCCAAATCTACTACAGAAAAAATGTCTAACATCAATTTAATTTATAATGATGAATTAAGTGGTTTAACCCTAACAAAAATTATATCCAAATTTTCCACATTTGATCCTTCATATATTAAGGTGTCACCGGTTTTTCATATGATATCCTCAGGGGAGTTTCCAATTAACGAAACGTTATATCCAATGTTTAAAAGACGAATAGCCGCACACATATCACAAACAAAAGTATTATCTCAATATAATGAGAACAAAGAAAACTATAAAATGAAATAAAATTTTGACAAAGAAGATTTAATTGTTTAAATTTTTAGTATGATAGAAATAGATGTATTTAAAATAATTAAAGACTTAATTGCGGAATACCCAAATGATACAGATTTGGGCAAAAAGGTTAGAGATCTGGTTTATGGAATTAAAAAAATAAAACAAAATGGGGTTTAATAAAAGAACAATTTCTAAAAAACATATCCTCATTAATATGGATAAAATAATGAATTATTTAGACGCTGATGCGGTATTCACCACCGACGAATTCTCACTCAACGTTTATAGAATGTTCAATCAAGGAAAATCAGAAGAAGAAATAGTAGAATACATAAATAATAATATATGAAATTTTTTTTAGAATACGTGTGGCTTGACGGATATAAACCAGAGCCAAATCTTAGAAGTAAAGTTAAGATTGTTGAATACGAATCGATTAAGACCTTAAAAATTGAAGATTTTCCTGTATGGAATTTTGATGGGTCATCAACTAATCAAGCAGAGACAGGTAAGTCCGATTGTTTATTAAAACCGGTTAGACTTTATAAATCGGAATCTTTTCCATTGGAAAGAAGCGTTCTTTATGTGTTTTGTGAGGTATTAAATCCTGATGGAACACCTCACGAGTCAAATAAAAGATCAAGTATTAGTGAAGGTTTTGAAGATCTTTGGTTTGGTTTTGAACAAGAGTATTTTATTCGTGAAGAAGTTAATGGAAGAATTTTAGGTCACAATAGAAAGATTCTAAAAGGTCAAGGTGAATATTACTGTGGTGTGGGTCATAATGTTGTTGGTCGTGAGTTTGTTGAACAACATACAAATATGTGTTTAGATTATGGTATTGGTATTACCGGAACAAACGCTGAGGTTGCTTTAGGTCAGTGGGAATACCAAGTTTTTTCTAAAGGTAAATTAAAAGGTGGTGACGATCTTTGGATGACTAGATACTTCCTTCATAAAATTGCCGAGAAATATGAATACCAAATAGAACTTCACCCAAAACCAGTACTACATAATGAATGGAATGGATCAGGTCTTCACACAAACTTTTCAACAGACATAATGAGATTAGATGGTAACGAAGAATACTTCATGGCATTATTCAACGCATTTGAATCAAGACACGAAGACCATATTAAGGCTTATGGGTCAAACAATCACTTACGATTGACCGGTGAATATGAAACTCAAGCAATTGATAAATTTAGTTGGGGTGTATCTGATCGTGGAGCGTCAATTAGAGTTCCTCAGGACACAGCAAAAGAATGGAAAGGTTATATTGAAGATAGAAGACCAGGTTCAAATGCCGATCCTTACAAGATTATTCGTGAGATTGTTAAATCACTTGATGTCACACAACAAATATATGATACAAAACATATGATGACCTCATTTGTTGATATGAGTGGTCTTACCGGTAAATACGGCACAATGTCTAACGATGAGTTATTAAAAGAATATAGAGAAGAAGAATGATTGAACAAGTAAATCATCCTCAACATTATGGAGGAAAAAATAATGAATATGAAACAATTAAGGTTATTGATGCTTGGGGATTAGGATTCTCATTGGGTAATACTGTAAAGTATATCTCAAGAGCTGGAAAGAAAGAAAAGGATAAAGAGTTACAAGACCTTAAGAAAGCTTTATTTTATTTAAAACATCATATTGATAATTTAGAAAAAAATGTCTAAAATGAAATTAACTGAAGAACAAAAAAATCAGATCCTCAATCAATATGAGGGGTTAAAAAATGACGAACAAACACTTGGTGAAGTACACGGAATAATTGTTGATTTTTGTGTTGATGAACACATTGTTGATTTATCAAATGATGAGGACGGAGACCTTTACGAGGAGTTTTCAAATGAAGCATGGGATTTTTTAGAGAGTATTAAATAATAGAAATGATAGAAACAGGAAAAATAATAAATGGTGATTGTGTTGAGGTAATGAAAACATTACCTGAAGGTAGTGTTGATT